AATCGAAAACCGAATCGAAAGCGAACGATAACCCTAAGAAGATACAGATACAGAAGAAGAATATAAATACATCGTCGAAATTCGACGAGTTCTGGAATGCTTGGCCTGCATCCAAACGCAAGGTCGCCAAAGCAGAGTGTCAGAAGAAGTGGGCCAAGGCTGGGCTGGATGCGGTGGCTGAGACCATCATTGCGCAGGTCAACATCCTCAAGGTGTCTGAGCAGTGGACTGGCGGCTATGAGCCAGCACCGCTGACGTACATCAACCAACGTCGTTGGGAAGACGACGCAGGCACACCAGCCGTTGGTCGGAGGGTGATATGACCCCAGTCGAGCGTATGTTGGGAATGCTGACCAAGGTCAAGGGACGCAACGGCTCTTGGACTGCCTGCTGTCCTGCTCACAACGACAAGGGGCCATCCCTTGCCATTCGTGAGACGGACGACGGTCGAGTGTTGCTCCACTGCTTTGCAGGTTGCGAGACGTTGAGCGTGGTTCAGGCTTTGGGCATGGATATGACCGACCTGTTTCCACCAGACGACAAGCGCCGTGAGTACCCAGTCGAAGGCAAGAAGAGCATGAAGCCTGCGTTTTACGCCAGCGACCTGATGCGCATCATTTCGTTTGAAGCGTTGGTGGTTTCCATCTGCGCCTACGACATGAGTCAAGGCAAGAAGTTGAGCGAAGGCGACAGAGAGCGAATGAAATTATCACAACAGCGAATTGAAGAGGCGATGAAATATGCAAATGTCTGACGTACAAAAAAGAGCGCAGGAACTCGACGAGGCTCGTCGTATCCGTATCGTGCGACCCGACGAAGTTGACTTCGAGAAATACCTCAAGGCCAATGACGTGGCCCAAAAGGTCAAGGGCGCAGGCGAGTTCTTGGATGAAATTGAGGCAGAGATTGCCAGCCCTGTGGTGGAGGCGTCCCAGACCATGCCTTGGACTAAGACCCATGCAGGGTTCCAGTTCCGCGCAGGCGAGGTGACCCTGTACGCTGGCGGCAACGGTGGTGGTAAGTCTATGGTGACGGGCCAGATTGCAATGGGCCTCATCAAGCAGGGCCAGCGCGTGATGATTGCTTCGTTTGAGATGAAGCCCAAGCGCACGCTGTTTCGTATGCTTCGCCAGTTTGCTGGTGAGAACATCGACTTCCCACGGTACATGGACAAGGCCCGTTACCTGACAAACCTCATCACACGCATGAGAACCTTTGCCCACGCAAACCTATGGCTGTATGACCAGCAAGGCACAGTGACTGCTCAGCAGGTCATTGCGGTTTCACGTTACAGCGCAGTTGAGTTGGGCGTGCAACACATCTTCATTGACTCGCTGATGAAGTGCGTGTCTGGTGAAGACGACTACAACGCGCAGAAGTCCTTTGTCGATGAGTTGACATCATTGGCCCGTGACCACAACGTCCACATCCACTTGATTCATCACATCCGTAAATTGCAGAGCGAGGAAATCAAGCCCAACAAGAACGACATCAAGGGTTCCGGTTCTATCAGCGACCAAGTGGACAACGTCCTGATGGTGTGGCGCAACAAGAAAAAAGAACACGATGCACAGAACGGCTCTGTTGACCCAATGATTCCTGATGCCTACCTGATGTGCGAGAAGCAACGCAATGGCGAAGCTGAAGACTGGTACTCGCTTTGGTATCTCAAAGACAGCCAGCAGTTTGTTGAGCATCACGACTCAATCCCAATGTCCTTTGACGATGGGGGACGATTTTGAATGAGACGCAAGAAGGTCAAGGAGCGGACGAACATCGTCACCGTTGTCTCGTTCGGGAGGTCATCAAGATGCGCATCAAAAATCGCGATAGCGCATACCGTTGGTTCAATGGTTACGTTGATGACCTTGGGAAGCGTCACAAGGGATGGAATGAACTTCACCCCAAGTCCCGCCTTGAGGCGGATGTTAGAGAGCAATGGGCAAAAGGTAACCGAGGTAACACAGGAGAATGGAAATGAACTTTGAAAAAAACATACTGTCGCAAGGGCAGGCATTTTTTACGCAAGACCAATTCAACCAAGCGTTGACTGAGGCCAAGGCGGAAATCATGGCGGTGGCAATTCAAACCACCAAGCAGGCAATCTTCATGGAGCGTCAAGCCTGCGCCGAAATGGCATTCGCTTATGAGGCGAAGCTGGCAGGTAAAGAGGACGACGAGAACTTTAACTCGCCTCTTGCCAATGACATCCTTAACCGCATACCTACACAACGCCAATGATTGAACTCACACTACCTTGGCCTCCAACGGTCAACACCTACTGGCGCAACTTCAATGGTCGCACCATCATCAGCGCAAAGGGGCGCGAGTACCGCAAGGCTGTCGCTGACCAAGTGCTGATTCAACGTGCCGCCAAGCACATCGACTACGCCGTGAAGGTGGAGATTCAAGCCTTTCGCCCTGACCGCCGCCGCCGTGATTTGGACAACCTTTTGAAGGCATTGCTTGACTCGATGACCTACGCGGGCGTCATGCAGGACGATGCATTGATAGAAGACCTGCGGGTGTATTGGGCAGACGAAGTCGGTGGCATGGTCAAGGTGACCATAGAGGGGATTGAATGAACTGGATTATTTCGCTTGTGGTGGTGTACTTCCTGTTTATGGGTGACCCACCTTTGATTGATTTACTGCACAACCAAGTCACGCATTACTTGGCTGAGAAAGAAAAGAGTCGTAAATGAAAACGGAACCAGACTTGATTGACATCTACGCCATGTTCGCGCTGATGGGCCTCATGCAAAAGCCAGTCAAAGGCAAGTCAAAGATAGATATTGCCTACGAGGCGTTCGAGCAGGCGCAGGCAATGGTCGAGGTACGCGAAGACTTCGTGAACAAAAGGAGTGATTGATGGAGACATTGTTGAATGTGTTGGGGTTGTTTTTTATGCTGTCTGGAATGGCGGCGTGGCTTTTTGTTGTTTTGATTGTTGGTTTTTATTGGATGTGTTCACGTCCACCAAAGGAGGAGTAAATGTTTGATTCATTCGGAGATTTTTTCTGGACTTTTATGGCGATGTCTGGATTTATGTTTTGGATTTGTCTGGTGATTTTTGTTGCAATGGTAATCAAGCGCAACCGCGCAAAAAGGAGAATGTTTTATGAGTGAAGAAAGAGACCCGCACAAGGCCGTTGACTACATCTTGAAGCACGCGGCGCTCTTTGCCAAAGCAAAGGCGGAGCGCACCTACATCGAGCAGTATCGCAAGTCGCTGAAGGGCATTTTGATGAAGCGAAGCATGGAGACCGCTATCGGTGCGCAAGAGCGTGAAGCATACGCTCACCCAGAAATGGTGGAGTTGTTGAAAGGACTGCAAGCCGCAGTTGAGATAGAAGAAAAACTGAAGTGGGACATCACCGCCGCCGAGTTGAGGGTGGAAATATGGCGCACTGAGCAGGCAAACAATAGAGCAGAGGGAAGGGCAACGGTATGAAAAACATTTTGATTTTGGTTTGCGCAATTGGCGTATTGGCTGGGTGTTCATCAAACAAGGACGTGCCGCACGTCACGGTGCAGAACCTCATCATGGACAGGAATATCCAACCCCTGAGTCGTGGTGAGCAGATTGACGCCATCAAGGACTGCCAAGAGGCGGGCCTGAGACCTCGCGTGATATACGGCAAGCGCTTGGTCAATGGTTACAGCACAGAGACGGTCATCGACGTCCTTTGTTCCAACCGATATGCGTTTTAATATCTTCCAATGGGGAGTCCTCCACGGTCTAAGCTGGGTTTTGGTTTTGACCGATGGGTGGATAACCCACACGCACTATCTGGCGGCTTTCGGGTTCGCCTTAATGATTTATTCAATGTGGAGGATGACGATGAAAACACCAGAGGACGAAGAGTTCGAGCGCATAGAGCGTGAGCAGGAACAGAGAAGCACTGAGGGCTGGCGCAAGCGTCAGATTGTTTCTTTGCGAACTAGCATCGAGTCTTTTGACGACTGGGAACACAGCCACCGCCCAGACCAGTACAGCGTAGAGCGCCGCGCATACCTTGCTGGGTTTGATGCAGGCTCACGCAATGAGCGACTCAAGAAGGAACTGAATGACTGACAAGCCTAAGACTTGTCAGGTGTGCCGCCTGCGTCCAGCGGACGTGAAGGGCAAGAACAGCAGTGGCGCACCGCAGTGGCGATGCCAGACCTGCCATGACCTCAAGAACCGAGCAGGCTTTACCAAGGGCAAGCAATGACTACTCTCAAAGAAAAGAAGCACATGAACGCCGTGGCGGAACTGGGCTGTGCTGTATGCCGAAGAATGGGGTACGAGGGGACGCCCGCAGAACTACACCACAAAAGGGCAGGAACAGGGGCTGGAAGGCGCTCAAGCCACATGGACGTCATCCCACTATGCCCAGAGCATCACAGGGGCAAGACGGGCCTCCACGGGCTTGGCACGAAGGGGTTCCCTAAGCACTGGGGGTTCGATGAGGATGACCTGCTGGCAGATGTTGCGGGATTGCTACAAAACAACACTTAGGGTAAGTCCCTACAAAATATTTTGAAAAAGTTGTTGACGGTGTTTAATTTGGGGTTAAACTAGCATCACTGACAGCAATCAAGCGGTCAGGTAACCAAACGAAAGCGAACCATGAAATCAAACGACATCCAACTCACACAAGTAGACGTACTCGGCAACCTCTTGGCTCAGATTGCTGAGTTGACCAAGCAGGCTGACGCCATCAAAGACGGCATCAAAGACAGCGCCAGCAACGGCGGTGACAAGGTTGTCGAAGGCAACCTGTTCAAAGCAACCTACATCGAGAGCAACCGCTCCGTGGTCGACAACAAAGCCCTGTTGGCTGAGTTGGGCGCGACTGCCGAGCAGATTGCCCGCCACACCAAGACCACCGCTGTGTTCAGCGTCAAGGTCACTGCACGTTAATCAGGGGGTCACATGAAATACAAACTCAATGTGGCCCGCGATGTCGACACCGACGAACCCGGTGTCTTCATCCTGAACTTACCCGGCGGCTGGAAGTTCAGCCATGACCCAATGGCCCTGTGCCACACCTACGCATACGACTCTATGGCGGAGTTGCGCAAGGACATCAAACACTCAGTCGAGCCATGCGATTGCGACGAGTGCAAGCGAATGATTGCCAAACAGTAAACCAACCGGGGCTTCGGCCCCATAACCGAAACGAAAGCGAATCATGGACAACTTTACAGCGACAGGTTTAGCAGAGGGCTTCATTGAGGCCGAGAGCGAAGAGCAAGTATTGGAGGCGTGGCAACACTTGGTCGACACGGGCCTCGCGTGGCGACTGCAAGGCTGGTTCGGTCGTACCGCCCAGCACCTCATCAGCGAAGGCTACATCAACGCGCCAGAGGTGACGGCATGAGAAAACTCATCAGCACCTACCGCCGCTTGCCCACACCGACAAACCGTCGCCGCTTGCAGGCATTCATCAACAAGTACCCGATGTCATGGGTACTGGCGACACAGACCCAACGGGACTTCCTGCGGGCCAACGAATTTACTTTAGGAGAATTTCAATGAAGCACGCACAAGCTGACTACATCAACGCAGGCTACAAGTACGAGAAGGCCACCAGCGCCGACCGGGCGCGGGCCGTGGCAGAGAGCATTCGCAAGATGCTCCAAGAGGAGGCTATCGTTGACCATGCTGACGCACGCTACTTCGTGGAGCGCGGACGTCAAGAGGCCCGTCAAGAGGTGACAGCATGAACACCGACCACATCATTTCCAACAGCCTAACCAAGCGCATGGAGTGCCAGCACTGCGGGTTTAGCGAGGTCATCAAGATGCCCGCGCCACTCGACGCCATATTGGGCAAGATGGATGCCTTCATGGAGGCCCACAAGGACTGTAAGCGCCCTCAAAGCGAGGCGGTGATGTCTGAGTACATCAAGGGCTTCGACGCGGGCTACAGCTACGTCCTGAATGAGATTGAGCGATACATCAACGTGTACCCCACCGACGTGTTTGCTGTGAAAGAGTTGCTGGCCCATCTCAAGATGGAGGGCAAGCCCAAGTGAACCCCATCAAGTCGCCCTTCTGGCACATTCTTCAGAGGGCGATAGCCGAGCGCAAAGCATTGGGGAAACCACCTATAAAAAGAAGTTGACGGTGGCTTCTTTGTTTATGCTAGAATTAAACCACTGCAATAAGCAGGTAACCAAATGAAAGCGAGTTAATCATGGAAAAGCAAACACCCCCCTTCGCAAAACTGCTCAAAGACGCAGTCGAGCAACCCGGCATCATCGGCGAGTGCTACAGCAGGTTTCACGGCTATAGCATTGGCAACCAATTGCTGGCATGGTCGCAGTGCATTGCCCGCGACATCCCCCTTGGCCCCATTGCCACCTTCAAGGCTTGGAAAGACTTGGGTCGCTCAGTGAGCAAGGGCCAGAAGGCTATCGCGTTGGTGATGCCCGTCACCATCAGCAAGAAGGACGAGTCAGGCGAGAAGACTGGTGAGGTGTTCTCCATGTTCACTATGCGTAACAACTGGTTTGTGTTGAGCCAGACTGAGGGCGAAGACTACGCCGCTGAGGTGGTGACCCCTGAGTGGGACAAAACCAAGGCTCTCGAAAAGCTGGGCATCACTGAAGAGCATTTTGCGCTGGCAAACGGCAACGTGCAGGGCTACGCTCAACTCAACACCATCGCCATCAACCCGGTGGCACAGTACCCCCACAAGACCCGTTTCCACGAAATGGCCCACGTCGTGTTGGGTCACACCAAAGAAGGCTTGGTGACTGACAGCGAGATGACTCCCCGCGACATCCGCGAGGTGGAGGCCGAGGGCGTGGCCTACATCCTGTGCAACCTGCTGGGCCTGCCCGGCTTGGCTGAGTCTCGTGGCTACATTCAGAACTGGCTGTCCGATGCAGAAATCAACGACAAGTCGGCCCAGCGCATTTTCAGCGCCGCAAACAAAATCATGGAGGCTGGTCAGGCATAAGGGAAAGTCCCTACATCGGGGGTCTTGCCACCCCCTGATTTGTTTATGCTACAATTAAACCATCGACAGCAAGGTGCGGTCGACCAACAGCGAAGGAACAGTGAAATGAACAAGTTTGCAAACCAGTACGGCTACAGCGATGTGTACCCCTTTGAGGTGGTGAAGGTCATCAGCGACAAGACCGTCGAAGTGCGTGAGATGGAAGCCGAGCGTGATGAGTCGGTCAAGTTGGAGTGGGTGGTCGGCGGCTTCGCTGGTCATTGCACCAACCAGCGCGACCAGAAGTGGCACATCACCAGCAACGACAGCAACCCCGTCGTGCGTATCCGTCTGAGCAAGTCTGGCGTGTGGAAGGACAAGCATGGTCGCAAGTTTGGCCTGAGCGAACAGCCCGTGCGCTTCTACGACTACAACTTCTAAGCGAATCAAAAGCGAATCGAAATCGAAAGGAATCCGAAATGTATATTGCAGAAATTGAAACCCGTGTTGCAGGCATCCCCTGCATTGTTGGCGTGACCCACTTTGAGAGCGTGCGTGGCTCGTTCAGCTACCACGCCGCCAGCGACATGGATTACTACGGTTACATCGAGGCAGAGTGGGTGGTGTGTGACCGCCGTGGTCGCCCGGCCCCGTGGCTGGAGCGTAAGCTGACCGACAAGGACACGAGCCGCATCGAGTCCGAAATTGCAGAACAACTCAACGATTAAGGGGAAAACCATGAACCACTTCGACACTATGGACACCATCGTCAACAAGTTCTTTGCCCAGCCCGCCTTTGCGAGTCTGGCCTACTGCGACTACATCGCGCACACCATCAGCAAGGAACTCAAGGCCAACGACACCGAGCGCCTGCTGTCCAGCGTCAGCCGCCCCAAATTCGACGTGACGCCCACTGGCGGGTTTGCCAGCACTAAGAAAACCATTGAGGTCGAAGACCGCTATGGCAAGAAGTACCGCGTCACGGTGGAGGAGGTATGAGCGAGATTCGCCCAACGATGGCCCGAGGTAAGCCAAGGGGCATGGAGGTGGCCCGGCTGGGTTCTCGCGCCCAGCGAGAATTCATTGAGTCCGAGGCCATCGACATCTTCGCCACCATGACCAACGGGGGATGTACTTTCCAGCAGGCGCTGGGTGCTGTGTTCCTCAGCGGCATGAACCTTGCGCACACATTGAGGGAGAGGGCATGAACCCGCTCATCCAAGAAATGGTCGCCATGAACCCTGAGCGGGCGGTTGACCATCACTGGTTTGACATGAGTGCCGCCTACAGGCGTGAGCAGGCCGTCAGCGGCGATATTTTGTCCCGCCCCCTGCCTTACCCTCAGACTGCGTTGGTTTGCGCCTACGAGGACAAGAAAGCCCTGCTGTTCGTATCCCGCGTTGGTGAAATCACTGGGGTCGCCGGGTTGCAGTGGAGTAAGAAAAGCGTTTATGACATTCCGGGGTTCATTTACGTTGTGGACGATGAAGGCGTGAAGGTCAGGCACAAGGACGGAACGCCGTTTGATTACCGCACCAGCTATGCAACGGGCGTGCTGGCTTTCATTGCCGCGTTTGCCGAGTCATTGGAGTTCTCGCCAGCTACCGGGTACTTGCCTGTAAGGCGTGCCAATTGGGAAAAGAAGGCAAGGCAGGGCAAGGTTCCTACCTACGACTGGAAGACGGTTGTGATTGAGCCAGCCAAGCCCAAAGGCGAATCGCAGGGCGGCACGCACGCCAGCCCCCGCTGGCACGAGCGCCGAGGCCATTGGCGCACCATCAAGAAGACTGGCAAAAAGGTCTGGGTGAAGAAC